GTATTCTTTGCTAAATCTATGAAACATATAATAAGGTAATTCAACCCTATGCTTGAGACGATAAACATAATTCCCTTGAAAGGAATCATAATCTCCAACGAGTCTCACCTTCCTATCAAATGGCACAACTACAAATGCATCACCTTTCTTAGCAGCAACAACATAATGCTGCTTGTTAAAAAGATAAACATTTCCGACAATTGTCTTTTCTTTTCTTTCTTTCTTTTCGGGAAAATTTTCATTAACGAATTGCACAAATTCATCGCTATTTACACAATATGAAGCGCATTCAATCATTTTATGCTTGAGTTCATGCAAAGTCATAACTTCAGGAGTCGGGTTAGGTGAACACATACCACCTTCACGCCAAATCCATACAATAAATTGCGGTTCAAAACTGGTTATCTTCGTGCCATCATTATCAATATGCACTTCTACCTTATCCTCAATCCTTTCAATGTTTGAAATATGAATTCCATGAGGATCGCCAATCCCATGACATTCTCTTAAAAGAGGATGTTCTTTATGATGATCAATCATCTTCTGGAAAATCAGACAAGCCAGTTCATTCATCTTACTCATCATATCTTTACATCCTTTTATTCGTCTCTTCTATGACATTACTTCGGCTAAACAGGAACTAAATTTTAGAGATAATCAAGATTCCGCAGAAATTCCTCGTTTCCTCAATTCCTCAACACCAGCATCAGTCAGAACATAACCTTTGCTACTCACCGAAACCAAACTAGGTTGGTCATCTGTAGCGCACATCAGAACCGGCATGATGTAACCCTCAACCTCCTCTTTCTTCCTGCCAAGAATCGCAGGAATACGCTTGGATGCTACAGGTCCGCCAGCCAAAGCTTTCAACACTTTCAAATGCAATTCATGCATTCCCCACTCATCAATACCCTCATCATCTGCAACCTGCCTAGCTATGTCCTCCCAACTCATGCCATTGTTCATCATCCGAACAATATTCATGTACCTAGCAAATTCCAATGCCTTGCGAGGAATACGACCATTGTAATGAGCAACCAGATCACATACCGAATCCTCCAAATAAGGATTCGCTAACTTTACAATCTTTGCAATCTCTGCCTTAGTTAAATAATTCAAATGCACAGGACTAAACCGGGTTTTGAACGCATCAAATAAACGACCCTCATCAGTAGTCGCTATAAACCATGTCGCAAACTTACAATCCAATATCCTACCACTCTCCGTCGCCATCACAGCATCGTTATACTCAGTAGCCTTCAACAAACCTTGAATGACATTGTCGCACAACGCATGAACTTCATCCAAGAAGATTACACAAGGAGGTAAACGATAATGATTACCATTGCCAACCAAAGCAATGTCATATGGTGCCAATACACTATTCACAAGATTGAACACATCGTCCATCTTGCGTACTTGCTTCGGACTGATCTCACAAAAAGGTAATTCAACCACATTGGCATACAGCTTGGCCAATGTTGTTTTGCCAGCACTCGCAGGACCGTAAATTGCAAACGCCAAATCCCTCATCATATGACGGGGATCACTCAATGCCTTAAACGCAGCAGCCTGCAACTTACGAACAGCCTTGTCATTACCAATAAACTTGCTGAACGCACTCTGCGAATTGTCACGATTGATTAAATGCCGCTTTTGTTCGTCTGTAGGTTCACTCCTCCTCTTGGGATCATTCTCCCCGTAAAACCATAAACACCTTTGTCGCTTCACCGCACAAATCATGGAAACCTCCACATCCAACCACCTTGTATTCGGCAAATCCAAACCCATATTTTAGAAAACCTTACAAATTCATTTTCGCAATATATAAAAATCTATAAACCTGGATAAATTGATATGATCGGCGGTCGGTACAATGAGTCTAAATTTTAGCCCTATTGTACTGATGGTCAGTACAATGAGGCTATTCGGTACAATGACCCTAATTTTTTTAACCTCATTGTACCTTGATCACCTCGGTACAATGACCCTAACACATTAGGCAATTTGGACAAGCCGCGGATTCATCAACCTATCATGAATCATTTTTTGACGAGTTGATTGAATTCATTTCATACGAACCTTTCAATCTCATCATCAAACAAATGTACAAAAAAGTTTGTGAAGGGTTTTTTAAATTGTTCAAAAAAGTTTGTGATGGCATCCAAACAGATTTGTAAATGATTTTACAATTTTAATTTTATAATCAATATTCCAATTACCATCAAAATCAATCCTAGATATCCATTTTTTTCAAGCTTTATGTCAAAAAAAATCAATGGGAGAAAATAATAAATGGCAAAATATATAATGTCCCATATAAGACTAAATGTATAAAGTTTTTTTTCATCTCCAAAATACTTTGTACTTAAAATCCACATGCTGTTACTTACTATTCCCAACATTAAACATAAAGGGACATACCACCACTTGTTATGAACAGATTTATCAAAACTAATGTAACACATCAATGAACAAACTATTACAACAAAACTCAATACAATAAATTGAAACATACAATATTTACTTTTGTACAAAAAATTTTGTGATGAGTTTTTTAAATTGTTCAAAAAATTTTGTGAAGGCAGTCAAACAACTTCATAAACGCTTTTGAAATCTTTTCCTCCACACAAGCTCTTCAATGCGTTAAATGAATTGTTCAAAAAACGATTTGTTCAAAAAAACTTTGTGATGCCAATCAAATTGTGAAAAGATTCCAAAAAAAGATTCGTGAAGTGGTAAATGATCAATTCACGAAAAAGTTCAAAAAATGGCTTAAAAAACGACTAAAGTGGGGCGGGATGGGGCAAAATGGGAGGGCGGCTAGACCCATTCGTGACCTATTTTCCAATCACTATCCAGCAACAATAATTTTTTTATCATTTTTTCGTGAATTTTTTTTACAAACATACAAAACAAGAATTTGTGATACATTCGCACCACAATTCACTTGTTTTTACCATATTCACGACATAATTTTTAAACAATGAAAGACTGCTGCATACACCCTTTGTTTTGATGCCTGATTTTATTTGTGATGTTTAATTTTAAGCAATATTGATCTGTTCATATCTTAGAGAAAAAGTTTGTGATGCTTGTTTTTAGATTATGATGGTTGTCTCATTGTCTTTGTTGTGATTTTCTTTCTGAGTCAACTATTCTTTGGCAGTTAGCGCAGTAGAGGTGACATTTGGCAATTTCTTCGATAATAATTTTTTTGCTGTATCCAGTAAGATATGAAATTCTTTCTTTCTTTGTTTCTGTTTTTTTGTATTTGAAGTCCATGCTTTCTGGATTGCCTTTACCGGAAAGACCGCATCGTTCACAATGGGAGTTTTCTTTGTAGTCTCTCATGAATTTCCTTAGTTCATTTTTCTTTTTTTTATTTTTGGCTAGATAGTCGTTTTTGTTTTCGTTGTAATGTTTTTGTGATACTATTCTTTGGCAGGGTTTGCATATTGTGTTTCTTAGTATGGAACCATCAGGTCTTACTGTTTTTTTAGCGAATTGGTCTTCTTGTTTTGCTTCTTTGCAAACTCTGCAAGTCATGGTCATTTTATTCTCCTGTGGCAATTGACGCATACGACATCGCATTTTTCAATTTCTTCAAGGAGTTTATTAAGTGCAACAGTTTTGTTTTCGGATATGTTAAAAGATTTTGTTTTGGGGTTTCTGTGGTGAAAATCGAGTGCTGCGTAATGTTCTTTATAGCCACAGATGAAGCAACCTTTTTGGATTTTGATTTCTCTGATGAGGGCAATCATTTTCTGGCTATATGTTTGATTATTTTTCAATATTTCAATCATTATTTCGACTTTATTTTCGACTTTGGGTTCTGGTTCTGGTTTTGGTTTATGTCCTTTTCTTGTTTTTGGGCCTAATTCCTCAAGTTTTTTGAGCCACCAGTAGTTGGCGGCAATGTATGAGCTTTCTTTGTTTCTTGGAACATTGAGGTCATCGCAAGAGATTCTATATCTTTTGCGATTATGCATTTTGACCCAACGATAAGCAGGGGCTCCTTGCCAGCTCATGAGATAAGGTTCAGACATAGCATTCCTCTTAGGGTACTAATTCCCGTTGGTGGAACACAATTACACTTTTCTTTTTGTATTGTCAAGCTTTTGAGAATTTTGTGAACTGAACCACAATCCACAATTCTTTATGTGAATTAGTTTTAGATTATGATGGTTGTCTCATTGACAATCTATTTTGTGCTTTATTTTTTTTAGCTTGTTGTATCAACATTTCTTTTTGTGAAGTTGCTTGATGTATCTGGTTATTGATTTGTTCTATGAAGTCTGGGTTTTTGTCTTTTATTTTTTGGATTGCTTCAGGTTTGAGGTAGATTCCAATCGTGAAATCCCATGTGATGAGATTTGGAGCGAATCTTTTCATGAGTTTATCGTACATTAAATTTTGTTGTGAATTTGTTCCTAAGAATGTAAATCCATGTATATTATTTGCACCGAAATGGTCATGAGCTTGTTTGATGGCATTTAGTAGCATGTTATAGATGATATTAGCTTTCATGCCCATTTTGTTTGTGAGGCTGAATGATCTATTTACTTTGAGATATATTTCCATTAGATTAACTGTGCCTAATATTTGGTCATTTTCGACTTCAATTTTCAGAATTAGTGGATATTTAATTTTATAGACAATGATTTCATATTCATCATTATCCATATTGAATTCAAACGATATTTCTTCTGGATATTTATCTCTTATTATCAGGGTGGATTGAGCGAGTGGATCATCGAGTGAAAGAGCTTCTTTAAGTTTTATGAATTGAGTGAATGTGATCATATTTATATGTACGGATTTTTGGCAAAAAGTTTGTGAAGTTAAGCAAAAGTGATTATGGTTGTAAACCGAGTGATCTATTTTGCAGTTTGAATTGTTTAGCTTGTTGTATTTCCAGTTCTTTTTGTGAAGTTGCTTGATGTATCTGGTCGTTAATTTCTTTTATCATGTGTGGATTTTGATCTTTTAATTTTTGGACTGCTTCAGGTTTTAGGTAGATTCCGTTTTCTGATGACCATGTGATAAGGTTTGGAGAGAATCGTTTCATAAGTCTGTCGTACATGATATCTTGTTCAGATTGTGCTCCTGAAAATTTATATCCAATTATATTATTTTCGCCGAAGTGATCATGAGCTTGTTTGATGGCATTTAGTAGCATATTATAGATTGTGTTGGCTTTCATGCCCATTTTATTTGTGAGTAAGTATCCTTTTTGATCGCTTTTCAGGTTTATGGACATTAAATTAAACACATCCAATAAAATTTTTTGTTGTTGGTTTTGTATTGTAATTGGTTTTGTTGCGATTTCGATATCCGTAGGAAAATTATAGATGCTAATTAGATAATTATTTTCATCAAAGGTGAAACGAAAGTAAATTGCGTGGGGTCTTTTCAATTCTACTTTCAAGATAGATTGAGCGAGTGGATCATCGAGTGAAAGGGCTTCTTTGAGTTTTATGAATTGAGTAAATGTGATCATATTTATATGTACAGTTTTGTGGCAAAAAGTTTGTGAATTTAAGCAAAAGTTTTTTGTGAGGAGAAGAGATGAAAAGTTTTATTGAATATGTAGATAGTAGGCAGGAAAATGAGCAGATATTGCCAACACAATTCATAATATATGCTAATTTTCAAGGCTGTGACCCGGCAAGAAATTTAGCGGGTCAAAAAACCACGCTTAATACAAAAGACATTCTTGGTAATGAGCCGGGCAAGGACTACAGGTATTTTACTACCGAAAAAAAGAGTTATGTAGAAAAAATGATTAAAGATGCTCAAGGAGACAGATGGAAGACTTTTGAGCCGATCAGCGTAATTGTGCATCCTATTTTGCAAAATAAATACTTAGCAATTGATGGTAATCATCGGCTTGGGGCTTTTAAAATAGGTGGAATTCCACAGATAAACGCCGTAATTGTTAGATATGAGGACATTTTGTTGGCAACACCAGACAGCGTATGGTCTGCTGGTGTTATTCCTAAAACAATTCCTTTGCTGAGTGCGATGAACAACAAATCAATTGACTTTAAAAAATATTTTAATATTAGGGAATTGAAAGTTCCATAGCAGCAGCAGATATCATCTAAAATTTATGACGAGCCTGTTTTCAAAGAGTGGTTGGTTTTATCTGGTTTGAATGAACAAAATATGGTCATAGAGGATATAGTGCGTCAGTATTTGGATAGTGATATTGGCAAAAAGTATGAAAATTATGATTGCAAGACTGTGACAAGGGCATTTGTTCGTTGGGCAGAGGGAAATGGAATTAACGCTGAGGTATTGCATTTAGCGCCGCCTAGTGCGGATTTTGTGAAGATGAATCCACATTTTAAGGGAAAGAGTGGGACGGGTGATTCACACATCATGCCTGTGGTAAATGGAAATGCCATCGACTTTACTGTGAGGCAGTTTGGGATTAACAGACCTTACAAGAATCCGTTGATAACGCCTTTGAGTCAAGTCAAATCAGTTTATGGAAAATTTGGATACTACACAGATAGTCCTGAGTGGTTTAATGGTGGCAAGAGTTTTTACCTTGGTCCTTGGCATTCGATACCAACAGTTGAAAAAGGTTTTCAGGATGAAATCATGTGATTATTAACCAGTTTTTTGGTTAATAAATGATTTATGTTTAAGTTTGTGATATCTATTTCAATTTGTGATGGGTTATTTTGACTTATACGGGGTTTAAATTGATTATTTGGGGATTGGGTTGGTTTTGAATAAAATTTAGTTTTAAGTATATTTTTGTGATAATTTACTTATCCGATTTCTTCGGCTCAATTTATTTGATTAACAGGCATCCAGTTGTTATTGACAAGTACTTCTAGTTGTTCGGTTGGGACAGGTTGAGTGGTGTAAAAATCATTTGTGAAGCGTTCTTTGTGAAATTTGGATGGGATATATTTTGTGCGGATGATGACGGGTTTGCCATAAGGGATGAAGAGATGGGTGGTGGCTGGATTTTGAGTCCAGTAGCTTCTTTCTTCTGTTTCGCCATCTGGCCAAGTTTCTTGGTCGGTTCCGTAGGATGGTTCAAATACATTAAGGAAACCTGATTGAGCGATATCGTATAAGTTTTGGTCATTGGTTCCGTGATAGAGATAGTTTGGGTCTTGTTTAAGGTTTTGTGGATTTGTGAAATTGTATTCTTTTATTAGCCATTGTTTAAATTTGATCATATAATGGTTTCTTTTGATGTAGCGATGAATTATGTAGTAAAATTTTGTGTTTTATTATGTAAATAATTTGTGATTGTGGGAACAAGTGAAAAAATAAGGAAGACAACATGACATTTTTAGAATATTTGAGCTACAAGCGTATTGGGTTGCTTGCGGAGGCGATTCTGCCATCTGAAACAGTCCGTTTAGGAAACTACACAGTTTGGCTTCAAGGCAGGACGGAAGGTGGTCCAGATGATTACTTGGGTCGCACAGATGGAGGTAAGCAACTGAATGTTTTACTGAGCTTTGATGTTGAACCAGAATCATCATCTCCCGTGCCTGAAGTGACGAAGGATCAGTTTGTGTATCTTTACCATTTCCTGAAGAATCGAATAGTGGCAATGGTAAGGCAGGAGAAGCCCGATTTGGTGAATTTGAAATATGTAAGAGAAAAGTTGGAAGAAATTTCAAAGACCTTGCATGGGATGGAGAAGATCAGGAATTGGAAGTTGACGCTGGTGTTGGACAAGGCTATCGACATTGCGGTGGAGGAGTTGAACAAGGGTTCGGATGAGGGATATGTGTTAGCAGGCAATAATCATGACACTATCGTAACAAGAACAGGGATGCAGATGGTCGCAAGGGGTCACTTCGATGACACGAATTTGATGAATGTCAGCGGTAGGAATAAAGAACTGGAAAGCAAGGAATCGGAAATGGAGGAGAGGCGCAAAAAAATGTCGCAAGCCAAGTCAAACTACGAGAAATTGAGTGGAAGACGCAGACAGCGTGGTTACTACTCGTCTCCTGATGAGACACCTGCTGCTGCTCCGGTTGCGGCACCTGTTCCTACTCCTACTCCTACTCCTACTCCTACTCCTGCTCCTGCTCCTGCTGCCAAGCGAAGAGGCGGGTCTTGGTTTTCTTGATTTGGGCATAAAAAATAAGAAATTGGAGTGTTAAAAATGAAAAAGAAATATATTCAGTATTTATCTGGGGTGCTGAGTGAGAGTCAGTATTACGAGGCTATGGAGAGTTTATGTGAGTCGTTTGATACTGGCAATATAAAGATGCAAATAGGGAAGCACAAGGGTAAGACATTTGATGAGATAGACAGGGATGATCCTCGTTATTTGCCATGGTTGTCGAAGGCTGAGTCAAAATATTACGGGCACAATCGTTTTTATGGCAAGATGATAAATCACCATGTGAACAAAAAAGAGATTGAGGGTGATTTGCACAATAAGGTATTTATAGCGAGAGTTAAGAATAACTTTACGGCACCTAATACTATTGAAAAGTCGTTAAAGGTTCTTGAAAATGAACCTGAAAAAACCATTAAGATTGGTTATGATGCATATGGGGCATATTTGACAGGGACATCAATGGGAACTGCGACCCATGTAAGAAATGAGGTACAAACGAAAAAAGAAAACTTTAGTGAGGGCGAGATTGTTTTAGTGTGTATGGCGGAGATTTTAAAATTTCACCAAGGATGGTATTGTTCAAAGCACCAGCATGATTATGACAACAGTTACGGCGGCGCAGGACATAATCCCAAAGAAGTTCCAGCAGATAAAAAATGCAATTCATTGGTGTATAAAAATCTTGATGATTATAGGAACAACAGGCTTGACAAGATGCAAAAATGCGGAAATAATCTTACAGAAGTAGGATATTCATACAGATTGATTGGAGTAGATGATCATATGAACCATCCTATTTGGGCGTCAAATCGTGTATATGAATTTATTAAGACAAATTATTTTTTGATTTATAAATTATCCGAATTTAAAGGTGGTGAATTACATCCAGATCATTATGTTCTGAATAAAGAAGAAGCGGTTCGCAATTTAGAAACGCTTAAAATTCCGGGTACTGACCAAAAAATAATGGGTTATTCTTCAATACAAACACTTGCTTTGGCGAACAAATACGATGCAATCAATCTTGATGATCACAAACATGAAAGTGGTACGCCAAACAATCCAGATTTTCCTTATACATTTCGTAAAAATGAGGCAATACCTTATGGAGATGCGATTAAAAATGGAATAGACAATCATAAAAAACATATCGTAAGTTTGCCTTATAAAGATCAGAATTTTAGCTTGATGAGAAGAATGGCAAATGTATATCATTTAGGAAGGCAAATACAAATTGAAAAAGCTATAGCATTTGATATATTTTGTGCTATTAGTTATGGTTTTTCAAAGATAAATCATTTAAGAAGAAAATACGCTAGTGAAGAAGAAAGAAATCAAACTGAAGTGACTCTTAGGACAACTTTTAACAACAAGATAAAAAATATGTCGATGCCAGAAGAGTTGGAGAGTAAGTTAACAGGTGAGGCTGGCGATAAATTACGGGCGAGTCTTGATTTTGATAATTTGGTTTATTTGTGTAAGTTATGTGTTTACATTAGGGAAAATGGAGGAATGGATGCGGGAGTTAGGTCGGACAAGGTGATGAGCAATGCGATAAGTGAATTATTAAGAAAGTATTCTTAGTTATGGTTTAGAATTTCTTTAAGATGTTTGCCTATTTTATGTGCAAGCATGACGGGGACTGCGTTACCGATTTGGGTATATTTAGGGACATCTCTATCCCAGATGCCTAGGCTTGGGTCGCCAGCCCTTTTTCTTCCACCTGTGGTTCTTGGTCCTTTGAATTCGTACCAATCTGGGAATGTTTGTATTCTAGCCCATTCACGGACGGTTGGGCTTCTTGGTTGGGAGTAGTGGACATAGTCATCAGGCAGGGAGGTGACTGTGATGGATGGTCCTTTGTGGTCCCAAGTTTTGGGGAATACTCTTTGGACGAATTTTTTGGTTTGGAATTGGGCGGGTATTTCGCCGTTGTTTTGGATCATGTGCATGAATTTTTGTCGGATGTAATCGGCGTGGGATGAGTATTCTTGTTCTGTGAGAATGTCGCCTTTGGATAGGATGGTGCCATTTCTATTGGTTCTGAGGTATTGTTGAATATTTGTGATGGGGTCATTGACATAGTGGGTGGTGGCAGAGAGGTTAAGGAATTGGGGGTCTTCTAGGTCGGAGAGTAGATCGACGAGTGATGGTGGTTTTCCTGATGGTTGAGGGAGGAAACCTGCTTGAACTGCTGATGGTTGATTGGGAGAGGCTGGTGGTTGATTTTTGAGTTTGGGTGGTATGACATCGTTTCTGATGCCGACGATAATAACTCTTGGTCGATTTTGTGGTACTCCGTAGTCTTTTGCGTGAAGTAAGTCCCATTGGATGTGATAATTGTTAATAGACTGGAATTCATGGAATACGGCTTTGAAGATTTCGCCGTTTTGTCCGTTTTTGTCCCATTTTGCATTTAATAGTCCTCTTACATTTTCGAAGAGGAATAATTTTGGTTGTATGGATCGTATGACTCTGGCCATTTCTTGGAAGAGGTGATTTGAGGGGATGTCTTTTTTGTCGAGTTTGAATGTACGGCGGTGACCTATGCCAGAGTAACCTTGGCATGGTGGTCCTCCGCAGACGAGGTCGATGTCATTGATTCCTTTGTGATGCCAGTAGGTTTTGATTAGATTGAGGTTTAGGTCTGTGAGGTTATAGATGTCTCCGATTGGGATGATTTCTTTGTTTTGTCGGTTGGCGATATATGTTTCTGCTGCGTGAGGGCTTAGTTCGCTGAACAGTAATGGTGTGAATCCTGCTTCTTCTAGTCCTAGTGAAAGACCTCCGCAACCGGAGAAGAGGTCGATGCAGGTTAAATTTTTTTTCATTTTTGGTTTAACTCTTGGGTATTTTTAAAAAAGTTTGGTTATAGATAAAATTAGGAGGGTCTGATGAAAAAATTTAGTAATTGGCTTTCGGAAAAAAATAGTGGCATAGTGGAGAGTGGAGTAAATGTAGCTGGTATGCGTAAGAGGGATGATTTTTTGCAGCCGGGGGATACGGTTTCCTATTATCCAGATGCTTTAGTGAGTGCTGGTTTGCGATATGCGACTGTATTGGATGTTGATTATCAGTATGATGATTACAATGATGCGACGATTGACTATCAGACCATGTTAAAGTTAAAGGATGAGGATGGAAAGATTCATAAGATGTCAATTTCCGAGTTGAATCCTGAATCATTGCCTAAGAATATTGGACCTCGCAGGCGTGTTCCTGAGTTTTGATCATGCGGATAATGCTGTTAATAAAAAAACCGTCACGGATTTGTGACGGTTTTTTATTTTGTTAAGTTATTTTCCGATTGTGATGGTGACTGAGAATGGGTATAGATCGGGACCGGGTGAAAATACATCGGCTGGAACTTGTCCGAGGTATTTACCATCATTTGCCTTGTAGTTAAGAGAAATGCCTTTATGTCTTCCCATAAGGTCTTCCATAGCTGACAAAGTTTTATTGACTAGTGCGCTTTGTGATCCTCTTGCTTTTCCTGTTACTGTGACGATGTATTTGCCATCTTGAGTTTGGCCAACGGGTTTAATGTTGTCTATTTCCATTGTGCCGCCTTTGATGTCTTCACCTCTACCGTACTTGTAGATGTGTGGTCCTGATCTAAGGGTACGGATAGCGTCTTTGATATAGGTAACGGGATCAGAGTAGGAATCTGAGTCTGCAAATTGTGCTGTATCGAATTTGGCAACGGCTGCTGGTTGTGTGGCGGGACTTTGAGCTTGAACTCCACCTTGGCCAAAAAGTGAGCCTAGGGCCATAGCGCCAGCACCGACGATATTTCTGAGAGTACCTTCGTTGAGTTGACCGTTATTATCAAGGTCTTGTAGTTGGTAGAAGACATCTTCAGAGATGACACCTGCGAGGAAGAGAGATTGATATTTTTTCATAATTTCCTTTTAATTTAATTTGGGAATGCTTGTGAAGTCCTTCCAAGTTCCATGCGGCTGTCATAATCATATTTCAAGTTGGGTAATGTAGTGTCTTGCCAATCCACGCCACCTTTTTCGATGACATTCTGTAAATTTGGGTGTGCTTGTAGTATTAGTTTTACCAAATCATCGTTTAAAAGTTTCTTTTTTGCAAATTCGTAATCATCTCTAAGATATTGATTTTTATAATATTGATTTTTTGCTTTCAATAATTTTACTGAAAAATTAAAATTCTTTAAAATATTTTTCAATTCGTCAAATGACAATTTTGATTTTCTCAATGCAGTCGATAGATGATCATTTATAAGATTGTTTGCTAATTCTTCATAGTATTGTTGATTTTTTTCTTGGGTATCAATTTGACCTGTAATGGCATCGACTTGTGATCTTGAGTCCTGAGCCCTTACTCCTCCTCCTCCTGTTGCTAGGGCTAAAGCGGCTGCTGTTCCCAATACGCCTTTTTTGATGTTATCGTACCAGCCTTCGTTAAGAAGACCATTTTGGTCAAGTTCTAATGCTTCATAATAGACATCTTCAGAAATGATACCTGCGAGGTAGAGTGTTTGATATTTTTTCATGGTTTTCCTTTAATGGACTAATGAATTATGTAGTAAAATTTTGTGTTATTTTGGTTCATTCATCAGAATAATCGATAGTATTTGGAATATTTGGGTTTGTAGATGTGATTCTTCTTCCCATTTGTTGGGGTTGACTTGTTGTGTTGAATCTTTGCATCATATAAGATATGTTTTCTTGTGTAGCTGGCTCAAAATCTCTATTTTTTAGATTGAAAGAATTTTCATTACTGACATATTGCATAGAATAATATTTGCGTAAAGATTTATTGACATCCCAAGCGACATCAGCTACTACACCGCCGTGTAAATTGTTTTCATCGCTCAGTCCTATGCTGGTAATTTTGCCAATAGCACCTTCTTTATGCAAAACATAATCGCCAACTTTATAATGATGGGGATTATACAATTCACTTTGAAATATAATATTTAATTGATTATCAGGATTGTATCTATTTTCATGTTCTTCAGTATAAGGTTCTATATGGTTAATATTTAAAATAAATTGATTTGAATTGCTTGTGTAATGCAGCGCAGGAGTGACCAATTGAACTCTCACAAAAATTTGCCCACTATCATCAATATAAAACTTTTTTATGATCATTTTATCTGTCCAACTATTATGTATCAAGTTTTCTAGATTTTGCAGACTATTATTGTCACGATAAATCATCCGATTCGATATCAAAGAAGCATCGGGTCTGTGAGAATGAACTTTGATGGTTACAAAATCGTTTACATGAAGACCGTTAAAAGTGTCAGAGTATGTGGCAGGTGTTAAATAATTATTATCAATTATTGATTGTAGCGGATCGGGTGGATGGAGTGGATTGCGATAATTACTATCGTTATTTTGCGAAGAAATACCTGATATTGAAAAGTTTTTACTATTGAATTCCCGAATTTCCTGTAACATTTTTTTCTTTTGAATTGATTTGCTTTGATTTGTCAAAGTGGTTGGGATAGCCGGGTATCCTTTTTCTGCGACTAATTTATCATAAAGATCACGACGCATCCAATTATTTACTTTTGTTGAGACATAAAAATCAGGGAAAAGACTTTTTATTGCAAAAATTTCGTATGCTGATTTTCTTGCTTCAAAATCGATTATACCTGTGACAGGATTCGGTGTTGTGTTAGGGATTGGAATCCAACTAAGTTTTTCTGGATTATTTTTTTTAATATATTCCAAAATAGCATACCGGACGCCATCAAAAACTTTGTCTCCAAACCCGCCACGGACATCGTTATAAGAATTATTTCTTTTAAAAGAAATATCTCCACTGAATATACTAACAATATAACAGTATTTATCAGAGGATGATTCGCAGTCATCACCTTCAACATTGAATCCATAGTGATTCTGATCTAGCCATTCTCCGTCTTTTGGTTTTCTGGCCTCAACTTCTGTGGCACTCATTTCGCTTATGGTTTCATAGTGACTTAACCAAAGATCACTATCTCTTTTGCTCAGATATGAGATAAAGTCGTACATGGGTAATCCTAATGGCTGGAAGAAATACTAAATAATTTATTATGGAAACATTTAAAAAATATTTAATTTTTTCTGAGTCATATGGTGATGAGTATTGGAAGATGACTCGTCGTGAGTTTGACAGGGTTGGATTTTACCAGCACAACATATTTCGTGGTGATGTGGAGGGTGGTTTTAAGTTAGGAATTGGCCCAAATGTTGTGTTGGCGACTAAGGGTCCGCCGATGGATGTGATGGATCGTCAATATGGCACGAAAAAGGGTAGAGCGGTTTATGTTGTGCCTCCTGATGCGGTTTTTTCAAGCAGGAATGGCATGAAAATCAAGGAAGGTTGGGTTCCACGGGTGAGGGTTATTCCGCAGTATGATTATCAACCTTTACATGAGGCGATAGTTGAGGATGCATTGATGCGTGGGGTGAAGGTTCCTGCGGAAGTTTTAGTGGATTATCCTTCGTTGATTGAAAAATATAATTTGTGATGTCAAAAAAACTTGTGATATATGATTTTGATGGTACTTTGTTCCGTTCTTTGGACGAAGTAGAGGGTAAGCGTTTATACAAGGAAAAAACTGGTTTATTGTGGCCTTATCGTGGTTGGTGGGGATGTTTGGAGTCATTGATGCCGCCTTTGGTTCCATTGGTGCCGGGGTCTGAGTGGTATTTTAGTGATGTGGTTTCTGCACAGAAGAATGATGATGGTTATTTGGTCTTGATGACGGGAAGGTTGGGTGTATTCAAGGAAAGAATCATGGAGTTATTAAAGGTTGGTGGAATGAGTTTTGATGAGATATATTTTGGCGAGTCTGGTGTGAATACATTTGTGATGAAAACTGAGAGGATAAAGGAAATGTTAGGTCGTGGTGATTATTCTGTTTTGGAAATTTGGGAAGATCGTGTTGATCACATTGATGGTTTTATAAGTTTGTGTCGTGAGTTGAAGGGGCATTTGATTGAAATGGCTGTTGTACATGATGTTTTGAGTAAAAAGGTGATACATATTTAAAAGGAAAATTTTATGTATAATTTCATTTCATTTTTAGAGCGTAGAGATGATGATTTATGGTTTCGTCATTATGAAACGATAAGTGAAATGAGTTTGGCTGAACTTGAGGCAAGGAAACCAAAGGATGGTCATTGGTTATCTCCTTCTCAATATCAATTTAATATTGAGGGTGATGACTGTGGAAATAAATTTTGCTATGATGTTTTTTTTGGTGGCGATAGTTTAAAAACAACTATTTCCTTTAAAAGAGCCTCAAATTACAAAGATGAAAGACTTGGTTTTGGGAATGAAGTGTTTAATGGCGTTCAGTATGCTATAATGGAATTTATCAGAAATAAAAATCCTTCCTATCTTACTTGGCAACCGATAATCACAAGGGCAGTAAACCCTGTAACTGGTAAGGTGACAAATCCTGAAGGTCGCAAAAGTGCGTATGAAATTTTTGCAATAAAAAGTTTGTTTCCTTTATATGTTTCAGTAAAAATGAATGAGTGGATAAGAAAAGACATTTATGATAAACAATATGTTGCGAAAGGTTTCCCTAGTATTCCAGAAAATTTGACAACGGAGTCTAGTCCTTTAGAAAAAAAGAAATTTTTACAAACTATTCGAGATGTAAACGAAAAATCTCCACAAAATTCGGAAGAAGCATTTTCAAATCAACATAGAGCGCATGAGCAAGAACAAGAAAGGCAAAGAGAAGAAGATCGACAAATGTGGTTAAGACAACTAGAAGAAGAAGAAAGATTGAGACAGCGTGTTAGTTTTCATCGTCATATGGATACACGAAGAGAAATTAAAATTAGTAACCAAAATATTAGTAAAATTTTCGGTCTGATGAGAGCTGGCGAGTTTAAAGTTGGCGATATTGTTTATACTAACTTGACACCTGAAACTGTGAATCGTTCATATGGAAGAGAAATTTACTATGAGCCCAATTCTTTGAATCAATTACAAGCGGCGATGCAGGAATACAATACAAATACCTTGAAAATAAAAAGTTTTTTAGCTAAGGGTAGAGGGCCAATTAGAAGTCCTTTTGCTGATCAGAATTCTCAACAAGAAGATAAAAGAAAAGCTACTTATGCTGAAGTTTCATTGGTTGATTCTAGTGGCAGGGCAATAATGAATATGTTTTTCCATCTCAAAGATTTAACTAAGAATCAAAGTTCTTCAACATTTTTACCATTTAAAAGGTAGATTATGATGTATAATTTCATTTCATTTTTAGAGCGTAGAGATAGTGATTTATGGTTTCGTCATTATGAAACCATGAGCGAGATGAATATGACTGAACTTGAGACAAGGAAGCCAAAGGATGGTCATTGGGAAAATGACACTACATATGCTTTTAATGTTGAAGGTGATGACTGTGGTTTGGCTAATTGCTACATTGTAGATTTTTTAGGATTTCCTGAAACAAAAATTTCATTCAATAGAAGAAGCGGAAGCGAAAAATATATGGATGAAAGACGAGGTTTGGGGAATGAAGTATTTATAGGTGTTCAGTATGCTATAATGGAATTTATCAAAAATAAAAATCCTTCTTCTCTTGCTTGGCTTCCGATTAAAACACAGGTTGCAAATCCTGTTACAGGAAAAATAACAAATCCAGAAGGAAGAAGAGATGCTTATGAAATAATGGCATTAAAAAGTTTGTTCCCAGATTTATATGTTTCGACTAAAATGAACCTGTGGATCAGAAGAGACATTTATGATAAAGATTATGTCCAAAAGCAAGGATATCCCGAAATTCCGCAAGGATTGACTAATGCATCAAATCCAAGTGAAAAAAAGAAGATTTTAGCAAAAATCAGGTCGAAATCTGGGCCTGTAGCCAGTGTTGTTGATATACTAGTGTGGTAGATCATAACCAATTTAGAAATGGTATAAGTACAAATATACCATTGAACAACCTTAAACTATTTCGATGGGAATATGCTCAATTCACAGAAGCGGAACAGGCATATAACGCAGATACTTAGGAAAATTTCATGTATAATTTCATTTCATTTTTAGAGCGTAGAGATGATGATTTATGGTCCATATGTAGATGTTTCATTCAAAAGAAATAATGAATATAAGGATGAAAGACGGGGTTTTTGTAAATTGATAGTTGAATTTATTTAGATCGATCTCACACATTTGTTCAACAAGTTTTCTATAATGACAAAGTGGCATAATTTATTTAGTTAAGGATACTGTAGGCTTGAAAGTTTTATATATTTTAAATGATTCATTGTTTTACAAGCGGATGACCTTATTCAGTATCCATACATTTCAAAAATATAATCAAGATATACCGGTTGAGATTTTGTTGGTAAAAGATTCAGGCATCAATAGCAGAGATGTGAATTGGTATGCACACAGGGATTGGAATTTGGGTCATGTGACGCAGGATAATTTTGTGAATGTCTGTGAATCACTCAATGTAAAAGTTTGTGAAGTTAAATATGACAACGGTGAAGAGACGGGTTTCCATTCATCGCTCCGTGGAGCTTTTGTGCAAGTAAATGGCGAGGATATATTACTCGTTGATTCAGACACTTTTTTCTTTGGATCAATTCATGAATTTTTCAATTATTGTGCTAATTATGACATTGTGGCAGATAAATCTGCATGGAGTTGGGCTGGATTGAAGTTACCTATGAGGCAGATGGATTTTTATCAATTTAATAGTGGCGTGGTTTTGTTTCGTGGAAAATTGTTACAGGAATATGGAAAAGTCGTACATGACTATTGTGTTGAGATAAAGCATGAAAGGAATTATCTTGGGGCAATAATGGCGGAATTTGAAAGGAACCATAATCCAGAGATGCAAGTCAAATTTGGTCGTGAGGAGATGGCATTTTCCTTGTGGGTTGTGGATAATAATTTAAATTACAAATACTTTGACGAAAACGAAGTGCAAACGAGAATTTTGCGTGGTCGTGTCTTGCCTAGAATTTTCCATACAGAAGCTGGGAGTTGGGCAAAATATTGGCAAAGATATTTTAGTAGTAGAAATTACAAGCATCCAATTAAATGGTTAGGGCGACCTAACTTAAATAATGTGCGTAGCTTGGGTCAATTTTGTCCTTGAAGTGCTTCGTTTGTCAGCCATTCTTTAAATTTCATAAAATTATGTAGCTAAATTATACTGATTCATTTAAAGAAATAATACTAATTTATTTGTGTGAGGTGTGCCGATGACTACATTTGAAATAAATGTTCCGATTGAAAACAAAAACGAAACAATTAAAACTAGAATAGCCGATTTTAAAAAATATGGTTTTCAGAATATTAAAGACCACAGAATAAAATTGTATTTATTGGCATCAAAAGATAATGAAAAAAGCGATTTATGTGATGGTTGGCCAGATGGTGTTGAGCCAATTTTTGTGAGAACTCCATATCATCATGTGGCGCAGCGAGTTTTTTACTATTATTCATCAGTAATTGAGCCAGATAGAGCAGATTGGTATATCAGACTTGATGAAGACAGCATGACTGATATCGATGGTCTTGCTAAAATTTTGGAGGCTAGATACGACCATTTGCGGGATTACCATCTTGCTGGTCATGTTCATTATGATCCATGTGATTTAGACAAGAACTTATTGGGTTTGTTAGGATTTGCGGATTGGTATCGTCATGGGGACAATCCCGGTCATGAGGTTGAGGTTTCGGTTACGAGTAATACAGCGATACAAAAATTTGCCAGCAATCCTTTATGCAAGCGTTATCTTGAAATGCGGCAAGAATTTGCGGAAGGTTACGGGGATCAGGCTTTTTGCCATGCTTTAAGAATGTGTAAAATATATTCTTTGCATACAAAATTTTTGATTCACGATCCTGACATATACAATTTTAGTGTTTTCGGTGGTTTTCTAAATCACATACATCATATCAGTCGAGACAATACTCCAAGAATGCTTGAGTGGTTTGATGTATTCACCAAGGAGACAGATGAAAGCGTACTCAATAAAGTATTTTTTTTAGGATTTGAAGGCGAGAAAAAATTAGTGAAGTTTTTTGCTGACAATTGTGTTTGTAATTTTTCTGGCAAGCGAAATGAGACGGTTGGTTTGTGGTGCGTTAAAGATGATAAAATCCTGATGTATTCACATATGCAAAAAGATAAAATTATTTGTTTAGAGAAAAAAGGCAATGAATATTTAGATGGCGAATTTAAATTAACGCTTATGAATTATTGATGTAAGCTGATTTCATTTGAATATATAATATAACAGGAGTTTTTATGGGCATCATTTATTTTGGCGATGATTTTGCTTGGATGGATGAAAATGAAGAGTGGATTGATTATGTGATTTGAGGTAGGATGTTGTATTCAGTAAACAGTTTGCCAACACACTTGGTTGTTGGCGTAGGCAAGTCTGCTACAAGTTGGATTTGGAAACAGTTGGAAGATTGTCCAGAAATAAGCACCGCCGCAAACAAAGAAGTGCATTTTTTCAATAAAAATTTTCAAAAAGGTTTAAACTGGTATAGATCACAATTTTTACCAAATAAAATTGTAGTTGATAATACTCCTGATTATTTTTCTTTAGGAGATGCTTATAAAATCAAAAAAACTCTGCCTTACGCAAAAACATTAGTTTGCTTAAGGAATCCAATAGATAGAGCTTTTTCTCAATTTAAATATCATAGATTTATAAGAATAATAGATTTAAAAAAATCATTTATAGATATTTGGAAATCAGATGTTCATAGAATTAAAAGTCTGGGAATATATCCTGATGTTTTAAAAGAATATATTTTATTTTTTGAAAATAATTTTTCAACATTATTTTATGATGATCTAAAAAATGATCCTGAGAGTTTTATTTTAAATTTATATGATTTTTTAGGTGTAGAAAATCATAAATCAAAATATTTCGATGATAAATGGATGCCAAGAATTGCAGATGATAAAAAAAAATTAGAAGAATACGAAAAAATCAATAAAAACATACAATTAACAAAAAATGATAAAAATATAATGATTGATTTTTATAAAAATCATATAAACGAGACATCAAAAATTATCGGTAGAGACCTATCTTCATGGATGAACTAAAATTATTTATCACCCTCATTCCTGCTTTAATACGAGTAGGGACTGGTTTTTTCGTTTCCATCAACTTATCAACGATGTTTCTGCTTAACAGATGGTTCATCGACAAGGCTCTATCCATAGGGAATTCTCCATAGGTTCTTGATTTACCCATGAGATTCTACCACGAAAAAACTACTTGTATTGTGTAAGAAACAAAATTATCTCAAGATATATAATTTATGCTTAAGACTGATAGGGCACCAAATTTTATTTGTCTCGGTTCACAAAAATGCGGAACTACATGGTTGTATAACAACTTATGTAAACATCCAGAATGTTCTATGCCTTTAGTCAAGGAACTCAGGTATTTTTATCCTTGGTATCAAAAAAATGAGTTAAGAAATTTTCATCCACTCTATGGTCAAAAACTCAGTCTGGAGTTATACAGAAACAGTTTTGGAAGCAAAATATCTGGAGATATTACTCCTGAATATTTCAATCATAGTAACAACCCTGAGTTTATAAAACAAACATTTCCAAATATAAAATTATTTGTAATTCTTAGAAATCCTGTTGATCGAGCTTTTAGCCAGTATCGTATGGAAAAATATACATATTCCAACATACCCAAAAATCAAACATTTTTGGAATCTTTCAATTCTAACTTCCAAAATATGAAAAATCGTGGTTTATACTGTGATCATTTAAATCATTTCTTGAAATATTTCGATTTAAATAAAAACATTAAGGTTTATTTTTTCGATGATTTAGTAAGAGATCAAAAAAAATTCTTTTTTGATATATGTGATTACATAAACATTTCTAAATTTGATACGGGAATGTTTCATTCAATTGATAGTTCACAAAATCATGAGAAAATTACAAAGAATGACTATATGCAAGTGTGGAATTATTATAAAAAATCTATGAGAAATTTGGAGGACATTCTTGATAAGAAAATCGCATGGCATTAAATTAGGAATTTTTTAGGCATATAATCATATTTTTTCATGATGTCATGCAACATTGATGCAACATAATTTTTACTTATATTATCAAAAGATAAATCTTTTTTTCTTACATTCCAAGAATTAGTTTTAATATCATTGTAATAATTTTCAGTATTTTCTATCTCAAGGAATTCAAAAAGTTCTTTTGTAATGCCGTTTTCAATTTTGTGTACAAAAACATTTTTGTTTTTACATTTTTCTTCTATCATTTTATTCCAAAGAATGTAATAAATTATATTTCTTTCTAATCTATCTTCAATCAATTTTAATTCAGGTAAATGACTGTATACAAAATTAACAAAAGGTTCTTGTATTTTCTCTTCTAGATTGAAGAAATTAGCATCTATGTGAGTTGAACTAATTACTTTCAGAGGATTTCTGATGAGGTGTAAGATTTTTGTATCTTCTAAAATTGGATCATCTAAATATGGCGCAGCCAAATAGCTTGATTCAGCAATTTGTTTTTGTGGATCAAACCATGAGGTTTTGTCGAGAGTTGAGCAAATACTTGTTGAAACAAGTTTTGGATCGTGGAGCCTGTAAATTGCTTCAGTAATTCCTTCGTATGTAAAAATTGATTCATGACCACACATGATGTTGACACTTGTCAAGAAGCGGCACATATAATTTGTGCCGCTTCTTCCCGAACCAGTAACTAAAAACTTTAATTTGGTCATATTTTATTTATTATTCATCAAAAATCATTCGATATAATTTAATCAATATAAGTATAGAAATAATAACGGCACAAAGAATTCCAACAACAAGAGCATGTTCTTCGTTGATTGAAGGTTGTTGTCGGGGCATCAAGACCGCAACTCCTGTCTTGATTCATTTGGTATGGTAATCTCAGAGCGAAAGATACTCTTCAACGATTAACCATCGGTTGAGGCAATGACACAAACCTCCAACCCCGACAGCGGGCTAGCACACCCGCCCAACCGTTGATCCATTGTATCATTTAATTTTCATTACTCAAGAGTTTTTTGCGCTGTCTGTCCCGTTTTCTTTTTTCACAATCGGCTAATCTTAATTTGTGGAATTGATCCACGGGCAACCATTTTTCATTACCGGTTTGAGTATATTCCCAGAACACAAGCCCTGTTGTAAGATCATACGCACCACGATGAATTCGATTATCGCCTAATTTTTGCAAGATATCCTTGCGTTTGTGTTTGTACTTAATATCACGCAAAATACCGGATTTTCTCAAAGCTTTTTTTCTTTCTTCAAGCTTTTCTTTAGTGCCAAAAAAAGGTTTGTTTCCAACGATTAGATAAACATACAGATTTGGGTCATCAGGATGTTGATCACCAAACTTTAAATTATTTTTAGGTGCTTCTTGTAGTTTTTTGATATAATTTTTCTTGTATCTCTTTTTCCTTTCTAATATTTTTTCGAGTCTATCTTTATTGACCCAAACTTCCTTTCCTGCCGATGAAATCCCAACAAAATACAAATTTCTTGCAAAATCATATTTGCCAAAATAATTCCGATCCATAGGATTTTGTTTTTCTCTTCTTTTGTAATATTCTTGGGCGCAACGCTGACGATATCTTTTTCTTGTATCGCACCATTTCTGATATTGTTCTGGAGTCAGCCAAATATCGCCTTTTTCCTTACAACTCTTCCAAAAAACCTTACCGTCTTCCCGCACGAATCCTTCTTTCATAATGTTTCTCCATCTTGAAGAATGGCAAGATATTAACACAACTGAAAGTTTCTGCAATACATAAATTTGAGGTCAAATGCGTAATTTTTACTCATGGTTAAAAACTAAAAGAAATCAATTTTTAGAAACGCAATATGTTGCGCCCAAGGTGCTGTGGATTACAGGCATGGGCAGCACAGGCGTTGGTGCCCGTGAACTTGCTTCCATGGGTTATGAAGTCAAACAAGTCGGCACAACCACAAATCGTTATGCGGCTTATCTTGGCTGGTTAAATCAATTTCAACCTATGCATTCTTTTTTCGGCAAGAGTGTGAAGGACTTAGGCCAAGATCACCTTCAAAAAAATGTTTCAAAACACGACTCAGAAATGAAAGATTCTGAGTTTGTTCCAGATGTTGTTGTGGGTACAAGTCAAGGCGGTGCGTTAGTGATGCAAGTAGCACACAATTATCCTCATTCAAAATTTGTTTTAGGTGCGCCAGCGTGGAATATATTTGGTGCTGATCCTAGCACATTACCAAGAGATACAATAGTGATTCATGGAATGAAAGACAAACAAGTTTTGCCAAGAGATAGTTTTGCTCTAAAAGACCGTTTTGGCTATGAACTTAGAACCTATGATTTCGGTCACACAATACCAACGGATGTTATAAAGGACGCTGTGGACACACAATTAAAAAGAATGGGAATTACAGTTCCCAAAACGAATCCTATGGTGAATTAAATGAAAAATTTTCTGCGATATAGGATAAATTATTATGTTAAAAAATATAATATTGAAAAAAACTAAGAAACTATTCGAAAATTTTCTGCTTCCAAACTATAAAAAAATTGAAATTGATTCCCGTGCTGGAGTTTTCAAGAAAATTAACGATGCATAAAATGACAAAATATTTCACAACATAATTGATAAATATACTAGTCGGGCATGATTTCTGACTAAAATACAAGGAGGTTTATGCAATGCCTACTTTTGTTTCTTTTTGCTTGTGTATATTTTTTATACGCTTATATTTCTTACGATGAGAGCATCAATAAAATAAATCTGAATTTTTTTATATACTGCATGTTAATTGGTCTTATACATAGTTTACTTTGGTATTTTTCTTCTAGGTTATTAAGTTCGGACAAGGAACAATTTTTTATATTTGTATTGATGTGGGACTTGGTTTATATGATAGTCTTTTATTTAACCCCGATCATATTTTTTGGTGTCAAACTTGATTTTTGGGGCACATTTGGTATGGCCACGATGATTAGTGGTTTGGTTATCATGAAAATAGGACATCATTTAAATTAAAAAAAATTTGTTTTACTCATAAGAATTATGAGAAAGATTGAGATAGTACAAATTCACAGCGATGAAATGAACAAGACCGTCAATGCCTTAAGTGTTGACGGTCTTGTTTTTGATTGGTGCATGGAACCAAAGGAGTTTGAACACGCTAAATCACTCATAGAGCATCATAAAGGGATGAAAGAAAGCATAATACTTTCAATCACCAACCATTTTTTGGAGAGCTTCTGTGAATTTATTGGACGAAAAATTACTTTGAATGAATTGAACGAAGCAATACTGAATGGACAAATAGAATGATTATTTTTGAAGAAGACGACGATAGATTTTACATTAAAGAATCAACCATCAAAGGGGCTGGCAAAGGTCTTTTTGCAAAGAAAAAAATCAACAAAGGTGAATTTCTCCCGATTACCGGAGTGATGGTTCGTCGTGGAGGAGTTGCAGACCAATGTACTTACTTTTTCAACGCTTACAAATTTGCAGCTAATGTAAAAAGAAAAGGCAACTTGGTTGACATGGGTAATTACACAATTGTTCCACTAGGCTACGCTGGAATAGTTAATCACGATGACGGCAAACAAAATGTAGAAATCAGATATGTTGGTGATGAACACCCACAAAAGTCAATTCATGCCGGTAAAGCAGTATATTGGTTCATCCGTGAAGTTGAACAAGATGAAGAAATTTTAGGAAATTATGGTCATGCTTGGGATGACATAATCAAAAAAGTTCATGAAATAAACGATAAAGTCAATTATGAAAAAAAAGACTGGGAGCGATTTCTGGAGTTTAATTTAAACGGCATTGGTGATTTAGTAGGTTAAACTTGAATTGCTGTAGGGTCTTCGCTTGAGAGTTGGCTTACTTTTCTACCATGAGGAGATGGCCTTCCGTAATCGAAAATCATCACTTTGTTTGTACGACCAGACATTCCAATGTTTCTTCCACCTGAAATATCTGCCCCCAAAACCATGCCTGACTTATCATAAACAAACCTGATGATTTTCATGATGTCCTTGACGGCATTTGCCACATTTTCATCAAGATGTCCAACTTTATGAAGGATATAAGCGAGTGTGAGGCGTTTGCGGACATATTCGACAGTCAAGTCTGGGTTTCTTTCAACAATTTCTTGTAGATTGTAAATGACACCGGAAATAGCGTTGGCGGCTTTTGTAACGCTTTGCGGTATGTCATAAAACCCTGTTTGAAGTTTTTTCATCACAACAACTTGTTGGATGTATCCTTCACTTTGTAATTCGGCTTCAAAAGCATCAACGATAGGAACTATGCTTAGTTGTCCCTTCACAGCATTTGCAATTGCGAATTCACGATCAGCATAATTGCCGCCAATAAACTTAACCACATAATCTTTTGTATAAAAAAAGGCGCAACTATCCATCCCACAAGCATAGTCATAACTGCCAGACTTTGATGTTGGTCTGATATTGCCAAATTTAGCTTTCAAGTAGTCATTAAACTGATCGTTCTCAATGAATCTTTCAATCATATTCCAAGCAAAGTTAGAGCTTACTTCGTTAACTGATATGGAGGAAACAATTTTGATCAGATAATCTTTTGCTTGTTCAACATACTTTAAAGCATCTTGCAATATTTGCAATGTTGGATTCTCTGCCTTCCTAACAATTGCCGGAGGGTTAAATAATTCTTCATTTTTCAAATATTCTTTGAAATTTTTCGTCTTATTTTTCATGAAAATATCTATTGAAAAAAGATTTAATTTCAAAAAATTGACAAGTTCAATTGTGATTATTATAATTAAAACGCAGAGCGACTTGTGGGGGTGGACTCCCAGCAGTTCTTATAAAGCTGCCTTACCGGGTTCGATCCCCGGCAAGTCGATTTAAATAAAAATTTTTCTTGATTTTTTTACAATAACTTCAAATATTATATCATCATACCTATTTTTATTCTTTCTTAAATCATAATGTTTTTTATGTATGGATTTTTGAATTTGGTTGCAGGTTTTATCAGCTTGAATTTTTAAATCAAAAATATTTTTGATTTCCTGTATGTCTTCTATTATTAGCAAACCATCTTCTTTTATTTTTGGCAAATACAATTCTATAAATTTTTTCTGGTGGTGTAGCCTATGAGGGCCATCATCAATTGCAATATCTAATTGAGGCAATTTTTTTACAAAATCAGCATCATAAGCATCAGTTCTATAAAATTCTATATTTTTGTAATTTTTATATTTTTCGAGTGTTGGATAATTGCAATCAATTCCAATAATTCTTGCACGATTAAAATATTCTGCCCAAAGGCATAGACTTTCACCATGTAGAACGCCTATTTCTGCTATGACTATCTCTTTGTCTTTATAGGGCAAAAACTTTTCTTCATAGTAAGAAGAAATATAACTGTGGGCAGATTCCTTATCTGTTTTTAATGGATTATTTTGACATTTAAATTCTTGCATTATTTGTGAAAAACTTTTCATAATATTGCGGAGTAGTAAACCCCGACCTCTTCATTATCGAGGAATAATACCCCGACAGCTTGTTAAATATTTACACTATGCTAAACCTTTTTACTAACTCAAGTATTGGTCTTGCAGACACAAAAGTAAGTTTGTGATTAAGGAATGATCCTCTGGCTGAGGATACCTTTTGTGACTTTTCTACCATTCTTTTGGTGTAGTAACCAATAAAAACTATTTTTGCTGTTTTGGCGACACGATCTTCATTTTCCAAAAATGATTGGACATATAAATCCTTAGTAATTTCTTTAATCGTTCCTCTTTCAGTTGTGTGTTGCTCAAAATTATAAGGATCAGTTTTGTATAATCCGTAGTGACACTTGATATCAGTTTTATACTTCTCAAGCATAAAATCAGATATGTCGCCATATGGCCTGAAACTAACATCCACCTGTAAGTTCATAATCTTGGCAAATGCCATTTCACCCAAAAGTCCGACTCTTGCTGTTCTAAACTGATCATCATTATTTGATATCAATCCTTTGCCGAATTTGCCGGGATTGCTGTTTGCCTTGTAGTTGTCACCATGAGATGTGATTTCACATACTTCATATTCAGGTCCAGAAACTTCGACAACTATGCAATCTTTGCAGAATGGATTTTCTAAAAATTCATCATGCAATGTTTCGTAGAAATAATACTTTTTGTATTCAGGCTCAATCCGGCTTGGTTTGAAATAATTCATAGCCTAATTCCCTTCGACTTTTAAAAAACCAATTATCTCATCAAGAAAAATAAATGCAAGAGTAATTCATTGATAATTTGTTTTTTAATTTGCTCAAACTTAAAATTCTTTGAAATGGTTAAAAAAATGCAATTCTGTAATTCATTTTTATTTTTTAATAGGGAAAACCTTAAGATCGCAGCACATCAATACATTACAAAAACAAATATTGTTTGCCGTTATTATTTGAACGGGATTGGAGAAACTTTATTTGCTTTAATGACACAAACAGGCAAAGGAAAACCGAAGTGGTCGCTATATGACCCAAATAAAAAAAAGATCGGCGAAAAGACGATCAATGAACGGATTATTCTCGACTTCCCAAATGAAACCAATCTTTTTTTTCATGATCAATTGATTGACTGGGGGCTTGAGGAGTCAATCAAACATATGGACAGCCGATTGTTTTTAATTGAAAATGGCTACAATTCCGCTCAATACAGATCAATCGATGACCCGTGGGAACCAGTAGAATATTTTGCTGAAGACTAAATAATTTAATGTTTAGTTTCAAAAATTTCATAGCCGAACAAAAAACCACGCTGGAATACCACGATCAGCTTAATCCCAAAATCTGGGAAAAAGATGAACTTAAACCAGAAGTAAGTAAACATTTGCTGGAGATAGCAAAGGCGTGGCAGGAATTTGCCAACATTCCTGCGAAAGCTGTGAAGGACATCCTTTTTACAGGCGGAAATGCAAATTATAATTACACTCCTTTCTCCGACATCGATTTGCATTTATTGGTGGACAAAAAACAAATTGCCGACTGTGAGAAGCAAATCCTTGATGATTATTTGAAAGACAAGAAAACATTGTGGGCTGTCAATCACGACATTCAGATTTACGGCTACAATGTTGAACTCTACGCACAAGATATTGGGGAGCCGACATCCTCTAATCAGGGTGTGTTTTCATTGAAACAAAATAAATGGTTGAGAAAACCAGAAAAAGTTTCTGTTGACTTAAACGACAAGTTCTTACTTAAGAAAATAAAAAACTTGAAAGAGATGATTGATTATTTAATTTCAAGCAAATGCGATGACATGGATGAGCTTGAAAACTTAAAGAAAAAGCTAAGGGATATGAGGGCGGCAGGAATTCAAAAATCAGGTGAATTCAGCGTAGAAAATTTAGCTTTCAAAGAATTACGAAACCGTGGTTATCTCGACAAACTCACCAACTACATCAAAACAATAGAAGACCAAAAATTTGGGTTGTACAACAAATAAAATTTTTCTTGTCTTTTATTTACTCCGATCATTATGATGGAATAAATTTGAAATAGATTTCTATGTGTCAGAGACAATTTTATGCAAGAAGACAATTTGAGGACTAATTTTATCCATTTGGATGGCAAAACATTTGGAAAAATTTTTGAGTGTGTAATTTCAAGATTGGATGGTTATTCAAAAGCACAGAACAACAGTCACGACAGATTTTGCAAATCAAGTTCCAAAAGAATTGAAGTAAAAGCGTCAAGAGTGTTTGGTTTCTATGAAAAAATCAACGAAAACAACATGGTTGAGTTGCTTCTAGACCAAACAACAAATAAAAATCTGATGCATGATCATCAGAAAGAAATTTACGAGTGGGATTCTGGCATATGCCAAGTCAAGACCGATTGTTTCGATTTTCTTTATTATTGTGTGGTTTTTTACGAAAAGATTTACATCTTTAAAATCACGCCGAGCCAAATTTTAGAAGATAAAAAAATCAATTTTTCTAAAAAACAACATCGGAATGGCAATATGGGGCAATTTCATTTATCGCAATCAACAATCCGACATCACATGGACAATTATCTTCACAAAACTTTAAATTACAAACAATTGATTGCCATATTAAAGTTTAATCCAAATTGATTTGCATTATCTTTCAAAGTTTGTTAAGATCGTAAAACAGGCGAGAGCAAACTAATGTTAAACAAAATTATCTCGATGGAAGAGCTTGTAAAGTTTGTTGATTTCGACAAGCTTAAAAAATGCAATGCGATTTGTATGAAATGGTCAAAAAGATTTCGTGTCAGGCGAACCAAGCATGTTAGCCTCATGATGTCAATAATGAAAGATTTACAAGGATATACTAAAAAACTACCAGTACAATTTCGCAGTCAATTTGTAAAAGACTGCAAAATTATGTTTTACGCTAGTGAAATTGAAAATTTGTTAATCACACAATTTCATCCTATGGTAATTCGCATTTTGAAAATAATGCATTTGAAAATTGATGAATCGGAACATTACGAAACTGATGGTCTGTTAGCGATTAGGATGGCGACATGGGGTTACCTAGCCCATGCTACAAATGCTTCTTTTACGACCTATGTGTACAATTCCATATTCAATAGAATTCGTGCTATGCGTTTCAAGAACTATGAAAAAAGATTGCGCCGAGAAAAATCATTTAATCTTTTTTCTTTTAGTGAATACGCCGACATTGATTTGACAGTTTTTTATCAAGAAGAGAAACCAGAATATTGCGATATTGAAAGCGAAGTCAAAAAGATATCTGAAATCTGCAACCTTACTGCACGGGAATCGGAAATGCTTCAGTTACTAGCATCCAAAGAAGATGGGATGAAACATTGGTATAAAAGTTTTGGGAAAAAATATGATGGCGAAGTTGACAAGGCCAAAATTAGAAATGAAGTAAGAAGACTGCAAACTAAAGTTTTCTTCAAAATGAAAGAAAACGGTTTGTTACCAAAGGGTTTTTTGATGCCGAGAATGCGATCACGCTAAATCTTCCAGCCCCAAAAAATAACATTGTTTTTGGGCTTTTATTTTTTCGAGCAAAGATCGCAGTTTGTTTCTTTTGTTTGTGTAAAACTCAATTCCCCGATTTACCTGATCATGGAATGAATCTGTCTTTTCTCCAAAAATAACAGATTCATGTAATTGTGAAAAAATACATTCCGTATTAGCCCTTCTCGTCACTTGTAATTCTACATAATTTTTAATTTTTTCATCAGTAATATTTGCTTGTTTAAACAATGATTGAAGATTTATTGATGATACCATGCACACAAATTCATCAAGGGGAATCTCTTGGGTAACCTGAATTTGGGAATAATTTGTACTGATATAAATATTTTGTTCATCAAAACATTCTTGATAAATATGGATTCTATCATTATAAAACAAGCTGATCTTGGTTGACATGATTAACCTCCCCTTCATTCAATTGTAGCATAGGAAATTGTCACTTCCAGCACTTTTTCAATTTAACATTTAACTCGTCAATAATTTTACATTTGTCTACAAGCATATTAAGAAGATAGTAAAGTTGATTGGCTTCAGAATTTTTGCCTTTAAGACGCAAATCAAGAGCTTGGTCGAAAAGGTGTTTATGATCATCATAAAATTCTTTTGCCGAATCTTGGTCCATTTTGCCCTCACAATTGGTTCAACAAACTTTTCTTTTGCTTAAAATCATTCAAAAATTCAATCATGTCATCAATATTTTTATCATCCATGATGATATCACTAAAATGAATATTTTGCTTCTTATAGCAAAATATATATTTTATTGCTGCTATGATTCTATTCGCAAGGGTATATTCTGGATTTAGAACAATCTCTACGGCGAGGTCTACGCCATTTGGTTTATCGTTTTTATCACGCCAAAAAAAAGATCGCATTCTCATTATATGATCAGATGATCCACATGAACATGTAATAAACTTTTCATTCACTTGATTTGACACAATAAAAACTCCATCTCGCAGACAAACACCTGTTAAAGGTGGTATGAATATTCGTGACATTTTATCATAAGGAGAATTGGAATGACCGGTCAACAATTACGACAGATTGCGTTGCGACAACTTGAAAATCGTTCCGACAGACTTATCAAGCTAATCAAGCTGAATGCTCCACTTGCAATTATATGTCGTGAAGTCAAGTTGCTACAAAAACCTATTGCTTTGCTAGAAGAAGAATTTGTTGAATTATATCGATCTAAAGCTCAGGCCAAGATTGCCAAAGCCAAAAACGAAGCTGGTTTTTGCAGCAAAAAAGGATGCCTCAACGAAGCTGTTGAAGACAATGTAAGAAGCTTTGGTGAATACTTGTGTGAAGTTCATATTAAAGATGAAGAACTTTATTTACAAAGTATTGAAAATTCAGCCTGATTTTCTTTTCTTGATTTCTTTGACTAGATTTTCAATAAGATTGATAGCTTTGTCAAATAAATCGCTTTTCTTAACATCAATATTATTCTGGCTATATTTTTCTTTGTAACCAAAAACATTTCCTTCGATGCAGGATTCTGGCACAAAAATGCCTGAATATCTGCATTGATTGACAATCGGCATAATTGCGCCAACTGGATCGATATAATCAGATTTTTTGCAATCTGCCATGCTCAACGGCATACGACGATTTACATAATCGTCTGCACCATCGTCGCCGTGAATGAAAAAAGCTCCAACTTTACCTTCATAGTGATTTTTCAATAAATCACGATATTTACCACTTTGTTCTGCTTCGATTGTTTTTTTAGGGTCTTTTACATCTTTACCAAAAAGTTTTTTGGCATCTTCACGGGAAAGAGTTAAATTAACGCAAACAAGTCTGTCAAACAAAGCTTTTACTTGACTGCTTGGACCAAACCAATGAACTGGAGTAAACACAACAAAACCATCAGCTTTTTCTAATTTTCCATATACATCTTTTTCATGCATAAGATCATTTGTGCCATCATTTTTATCATAACAATCACATTTGTAATGGCAATGAAAGCCATTGCTTGTTGCTATACATCCTTTACATGGCCTAATTTGTGGTTCCGTATCAATAACTGCCAAATCAATCAAATCAATCTTTACTTCTTTTGTTAATGTAGCCAAAGCTTTATTTAAAAGAAGTTTTGTCTTACCATCTCCACCAGAACAGGATTTAATTGTTCTAGGGCTACCTTGAAAAGCAACGATTCTAATTTGTGAATCATTATCTTGAGTTGCTTCGGCAATATATTCAAGAAAACTACGCATCTGATTCCTTGTTTTTAAAATTCACCATATATAGAAAATATAGGAGAGTATTATGACAAGTTTCGAAAAATGGCTTAAAAATCGTGATTTGCAATTATCCGAAGTTTTAGATCAAGAGCATCTACAAGCACATAATTATGATGCTTTAGGTGCAGCACAGAAAAAAGTTCAAGAAAAGAAAGAACAACAAGAAAAAGAAGAATCAATCAAAAATCTTGAATTTATTAAGCAACACCTTGAAAATTGGGTCGGTCATGAAGAATTTGGAGCGGAAAAATTAAAATGGCTTGGCGCAGTCATGCATTTGCAAGACCCCAAAGGCGGGAAAATCAATCATTCTATGGAATCAGTAATCCATCATTACAAGAATACTTTTAAGAACCTTGAAAGCCTGAATAGTTTGTTCAAAAAAGAAAATATTATGTCTCATATGGGAAATCCAAAAGTTCTGGCCAATTTGAAAAAAGAATTAGAAAGAAATTGGGACGAAATAGACCATGACATTCATGTTGATTCATCAGAACAAGAAAGAGAACATGATCACGGTCATGGTGAATTAGGTAAACATTTTACTGAATTTGTTGTTTCAACAATTATTCATGTGGTTGATATTTTGCTCAAAGGAATCAAAGGCGAAATAAATCACGAACCTGAAATTCCTGAAACACATGAAGAACCAAAAGAAGTTCCAAGTCAGTTGCCTGATAAGCCACAGGATTCTTCTGTTTCTGAACCATTAGGAAATAGTCAGGGAAAACCCGAAGCGAGACAAGGGATGATGGGAGAAGTCGGCAAATTCATGGGATTCAAGTCATGAATTTTTTTCAGTTAAACGAAGCTCTTGAAAACGGAATTGGTTACAAAATCTTTTGTGACTTGGACGGAGTTCTTGTTGATCTGGAGCGTGGTATATCAGATCATTTTGGAATAGAAAAAAGCATTTCTAATCAAAAAATACAGGAACTACTTGACAAGCTAGAAGAATCAGATGTTGATATGGAAGATTTTTTTCAAAAATTGCATTGGATGAAGGATGGCAAAGAACTTTGGACTTATCTTTTACCTTATGAGCCAATGATATTGACCGCTGCAACCCACCATCGTGATCCTCATATAGTGGCTGGTAAATATAAATGGTGTGCCAGCCATCTTGATTTACCAAAAAGCAGAGTCATCATGGAAAGTGAAAAATACATATATGCCAAACCACGACACATTTTAATTGATGATACTCCAGAAAAGATCGTAGGGTGGACTAATGCTGGCGGTCTTGGCATTTTACACCGTAATGCAGGCGACTCAATAGACGAGATAAAACAAATATTTCTCACCAAAAGACAGGGAAAAATTAAATTGTAAATCCTTGAGTTTATCATATTTGTGCATTTTGCATAAATATAGGAGATATAAGATTAAGGAGATTTGTGCAAACTGATCTTAAAAGTCAACCGTATTGGCTTGAAACACATACAACTCCCGACAAAACTGTCGAAGGAGTCAATTTTGGATTTGGCAATGATGGTATGTTTTTTGTTGGAAATATTACTGAAGGCAATGTTGCATATCCAGTCAGAACAAAATTCAATTATTCACAAGATCGTGTTGTAGAAGTCACATTTACAATCAATTATAACAGCGATTGCCCCGATCATGTGGTGGCTTTTTACAACACAAGTGTTGCTCCCACATTCGATTGGGGAGCAGGAGCCAACTGCATATCATTTAAATTTGACTGTGGGTCACCTCAACTCGATGGTTTGTACAATTCAGTTGGAGGGTTTGGAGAAAACATCCTTCCTTCTTATGGACATTACACAGTTCTTTTGACATATGACCGTAGTGCTGGAAAAGTTTCGGCAAAGACTTTTACTGGCGATACAGTTTATGGTGATTTTTTAAGCGAAATTGTATTGAATGAAGTATTACCAGAAGGAATTTTTAGAATTGGATTCGATGCCGATCAAGATAATGAAGATAGTACCACGGCGTATTTTACAAATCTTAAAATAAGTGATCGACCCGGCGAAAAAACTTGCAGCGCACAAGCTTGTGATGTGCCTGCTTTCAAATGTTTAGTGGGAACATCACTATGTGAATGCACGAATTGGAAGTATTTTGCACCTGCCTGCACTAGGATTTTGCAATCACTTGGCATTTGCCAAGGAAACACAGGTGCATTTGTGCCAGCGATAACCGTTTGTAATCAAAAAATTCTATAAGGAGTAATATGAAACTATGGCTTTGGGGAGATAATTCTGCGGGTCAAATTGGTGATGGAGGTGAAACTGATCGTTCTTCTCCAGTTCAAACAATCACTCTCGGATCAACATGGAAATCGATTAAGAGCGGTAGAAATTTTACCGTTGCTTTAAAAGACGATGGTTCGCTTTGGACTTGGGGAGACGGTTCGGACGGTGCTTTAGGAAATTTAACCACTAACGATGTCTCAAGTCCTGTGCATATTGCACAGGGAAAAACTTGGAAGTCAATCGGCGGTTGCTCTAAAACAGAAGATTCGACGGCTTGTGCGATTGACAGCAGCAATAAACTTCATACTTGGGGCGAAAACAATGAAGGCCAACTCGGGCATAATGATGTTGTAGATAGATCATCTCCAACTCAAATGGGAACAAAGAACTGGTCTAGCGCATCAATCAATACATTTCACGGAGCCGCAATTGATACTGCTAAGAAACTTTTCTTGTGGGGCAGCAACTACAACGGACAATTAGGTTTGAACGATGATGTAAATCGATCCTCGCCAGTCCAACTCGGAAACGACAATTGGAATATGATTTCTACTGGTTATAATTACACATTAGGCATCAAGAGCAATGGTACTTTGTGGGGTTGGGGTGCAAATGATGTGGGTCAACTCGGACTTGGAAACATCGTTTTTTATTCTTCTCCTGTCCAAATCGGCAACGCATCTGACTGGAAGTTTGTCGAAGCTGGCATTGGTCATTCAGCAGCAATAAAAAATGACGATAGTCTTTATATATGGGGCTATAATGATGTGGGTCAACTCGGACAAAACGACACCACAGACACCTCATCGCCAGTCCAAGTTTCTGGCTCTTGGGACGAGGTAAGCTGTGGTTATGAATATACAGTTGCACTAAGAAGCGATAATACAGTCTGGGCATGGGGCTATAATACTGAGGGTCAACTCGGTGATGACACCGTTGCAGACAAATCATCTCCCGTCCAAATTTATGGTCAAGCATCTGGTTGGAAAGCAGTATCAGCCGGACTTGAACACACAGTAGCGTTAGCAGCCGAATCGCCTCCTTCCAAGTCTTGTAGCAGTCTTTCATGCCCAACACCAGCATTTAAATGCTATGTTGGCGTGACTGAATCGTGCGCTTGTGCAAAATGGAAGTTCTACACCGCACAGTGTACTAGAATTCAACAGTCTCTTGGTATTTGCAGCGGTACTTCCGGTGCTTATGTACCAGCAATCACAGTTTGTAATCAGAAATTGTTCTAATAATAAAAAAAAAGGGGTCTGAGAAATCAGACCCCAAACTATTTTCTATGGGGACATCATGGCTAAACTTTTTTCTTGGGGCGTAAACTTTAACGGCATTTTGGGAGACGGCACGACTGACGATAAGTCATCCCCTGTTCAGATTGGCGACACAGATAATTGGGCAAAAGTCAGTTGTCGAAATGCAGGTTTCGCAATTAAACAAGACGGCACCATGTGGTCTTGGGGAGAAAATTATGGTGGAACTTTGGGGAATGGAACAACAGTCAATATTTCTTCTCCTGTGCAAATCGGACTCAATAGCGTTTGGGTCGATGTAAAAACCAATGGAGTTCATGCTTTTGCCAAGAAAAACAACAACACTTTGTGGTCTTGGGGCGTTAACTATAACGGAATTTTAGGAGATAATACAACCGTAAATAAATCTTCTCCAGTCCAAGTGGGTGCTGATTCTGATTGGGCTGAATTTGCAACAGGCGAGGGTTTTGGTGCGGCAATTAAGGAAAATGGCACCCTCTGGATTTGGGGAAACAATTATGACGGCGTTTTCGGCAATAATTCAGACTCTTGGCCAGCGGACAACCGGTCCAGCCCAATACAAATCGGCAGCGACACCAATTGGGCACAAGTCAGTTGCGGCGAGTACTGCATGGCGGCAATAAAAAACGATGGATCATTGTACGCTTGGGGAGAAAACAACTACGGCATTCTCGGCGACGGAACCACAGACAGCAGATCATCTCCAGTTCAGATCGGCTCTGATACTTGGAAACAGATTTCTTTGAGTCCAGAGAACAATCAAGCTTTTGCTTTGGCAATTAAATCTAACGGCACATTGTGGGCATGGGGCAGAAACGATGATGGCCAGCTTGGAGACAATACAACTATATACAAATCTTCGCCAATACAAATTGGCAGCGAAACAAGTTGGTCCTATGTGGCGGCAAGCCGCAGAACTTCCTATGGCATCAAAGCCGATGGCAGTTTATGGGCTTGGGGTTATAATGATGAAGGTCAACTTGGAAATGAAAATACCGTATCGACTTCTTCTCCCGTGCAAATCCTTACTGATAAAGTTGGTTGGATAGAAATCAGCGGAAATCAATCTGTTTTGGCTCTGTACGAAGAATCAACAACTCCGACCAAGTCTTGCAGCAATCTTTCATGCTCAACACCAGCATTTAAGTGTTATGTAGGTGTGACCGAATCTTGTGCTTGTGCGAGATGGAAATTCTATACTGCACAATGCACTAGAATTCAGCAGTCTCTTGGTATTTGCAGCGGTACTTCCGGTGCTTATGTACCAGCAATCACAGTTTGTAATCAGAAATTGTTCTAATTAAAAAAATCTAAAAATATTAGGGCTTGGTTATAAAAAACCAAACCGTTCCTAAAAATCTACTTAAATCTACTCATGAGTAATTTAAGCAATTAGGTTTGATTTAATCAAGCCAGTTTCTGCCGTTTTACGCAAAAACCTTAATGGGTTGATTAACACAGGCGTTGCGGCAACGCTCCTATCAAGTCCAACGAGTATATCATTGTCCCTGATTACTTTTCTCCCAATATTCGCACTACCATTGATATCAGCATTGATTACTGTTCCATTAGCAGCACGATATAAACCTCTTTTAACTCTTTTGCCACTAAAAACACGATTTAATCCTTGTTGATAGTTTGGCAAGGGATCACGATCTAGAAAACTTGCTTTACTTGTATATGATTCTTCGGTGAATACAACACGAATTCCAGCAATCATAGCCTTATAACTGATCTTTTGCATCAAATTATAAAAAGGCACAGATTGGAAATTCTGGTTTGTTCTTTTACCAAGATTCATTTCTTGTTTCCATCCATCATTCTTTCCAATAATGATTGTTCCACAATAGTGTTTTTGACACAATTCAATAATCATTTTTGAAACATGATGGAAATAGTTTTCTAATCGCCAATGACGCTTCCTGCTATTCTTTTGGGTTGGTTTTTTGTTAAACCATTGATTGATACTCTTGATTATACGACCGTTGACCAGTATTGGAGAAAATTGGTCTGAAGTTATCGCAGCAAGATTATTTAATCCCAAATCAATGCAAACCACTCCTTTTTCTTTGCTTTTATGTGGAACTTCCTTTTCGTATTGAACATCCACAACAAACCCAAATCGTTTGGGTGTTATTACTACTTGTTTGAATTTCCGATTGCTTTTAATTGAAAAACAACCATTTGTTGGTGTAATTATTCCTTGCTTCAAAGGCTTCTTCTTGATTGTTTCATCGTAAAAAATAACTTGAGCAAGTTCTTTTTTGTAATATGGCGGCTTTGGCTTTTTCACAAACTTTGAAGCATCTTTATTGAAAGCAGAAATAGCTCTTTTAAAGTTACTCCAATCGCTTAAAACCTTTCTTACAGTTTGTTTTGCTGTTTTTGTATTATGTAAGTTTTTAAAACTTGCTTCATTTTGAACTAAACCAATTAAAACATTGATATCAGGAAGTTGAATTGACCAATCATTTGATTTTAGATTAGCAAACCATCTTTTTCTCATGTGATAATTACATTTATTGTAGAGTTCTTTGCTAATTTTGCAAAGTTCTACAATTTGTGTTGTAGCTTCAATTTGGTGTCTTTCAACTAAAAGCATACCTTTATATAGTGTGTCTCATTAAAATTTTTCGGGGTATATCCTAAAAATTATTGACTTTTTGAAAAGTTTTAAGTAGATTTAGGTAGATTTTTTGCAACTGTTACCAACCCTTTTGTTTTTTCGATACTAGATTAGAGAATGGAAAATGAAACTCAAGGCATCAACGATTTAGAACCATTTGTCATTGCATTGCAAAAAATTGGCAAAAAAGATTTAGGAATCCAATGTTTGGACGCATTTGGAGAAACAGCAGTTATTTTTGGTCACTTTGAAAACCTATCCAAATGTTACTTTAAATTAGGCGAGTTGGATAAATCAATTATTTTCGGCAAAAAGGCATTAGCTTCGGCACCAACTCCGCAACACACGGTTGTAACAAGAAACAATCTTATCAATGTTTACAATACCGCAAATAAACCGCAAGAAGCTCTTGCCTATATCAAGTTCAACGAAGGAATCATCCCAAGTCGTGAATTAGCCCTGAATAAGGCTTACACCTTATACCTTCTAAATCGCAAGAAAGAAGCCCAAGAAATACTTGAAGAAGCATTTATCGATCCAGAAATTACACCCGATGTGAGGGAAAAAGTCGAATTTAATTTAGGAACATATCACATTGCAGAAGGCAAATTTCAGCAAGGACTAAGAGAAACCCTTCTGAATGGTCTTGAGAATAGAAAATGGAGAAAAAAAATTGCGTTGGACTTACCATTTTGGCAAGGGTCGCCAGATGTTGAGAATCTTGTTGTGTTTGCAGAAGCAGGAATTGGAGACGAAATAATCAACATTAGATTTATGAAGCATTTAAAAGATCGTGGAATCAATGCTTGGTGGTACACAGCAACCCAAACCGGAAAAAAGAATGACAGACCGGGTTTATCACATCTATTTGCCAAAAACGGCTACAACATCATTGAAAATTTAGATGAAGTTGCTCATGTGCCTAACCTGATGTGGACATATTCCATGCAATTGCCAATTTATCTCGATCTTCAACCACAAGAACTTTGGCAAGGACCATACTTACAAACTTGCCCAGACCATAAAGCAAAATGGATTTTAAACGGCTCTAAGAAAAAAATTGGTTTGCGCTGGCGTGGAAGCAAACATTACGAACAAGATTTACGACGATCCTATCCACTTAAAGAACTTTATTCTGTTTTGAAAGATTTTGACGCAGATTACATTAGTTTGCAAAAAGATGACGGAGTTGAAGAAACATCTGATTTTCCAAATTTGATTGACTTAAGCAATAATTTAGAAAGCATTGAAGATACTTTTGCTTTGATTAGCAATTTGGACTTTGTAATCACATCATGCACAAGTATTGCCCATATGGCTGCATCCCAAGGCAAAAAAGTCTTTGTTTTTGTTCCTATTTCAACATATTACATTTGGTGCCATCCAACAGAAAAAAGCCCTTGGTACGGAGACAATGTATTTGTTCTAAGACAGCAAAAACCGCATAGTTGGGCTGAACCTATGCAAGAACTCAAAAACTTACTGGAAAAAGATGGCTGATATATTTTTTCTTTCTGGACTGCCTAGATCAGGATCGACATTACTCGGTTCCCTTATGGGACAAAACCCAGATTTTACAGCCACTCCAACCAGCCCTTTTCTTGACCTGCTGTGTTTTACAAATCAGGCTTTTAATGCAATAGATCAAAAATATACTTACGACAAAGAAGTGATTACCGATAATGTGTACAGAGGCATAGTCACAAGTTTTTATAGCCACATCAAAACCAAATACATTCTTGACAAACATCGTGGCCATCCCAAAAACATTGTGCCAATTAAAAAATTCATCAATCCAAATCCAAAAGTTCTTTGCTCCGTCAGGCCAATAGCAGAAATCATTTGTTCATACATTCAACTTATTGAAAAAAATAAACAATCAGATAATTTTATTGACAACACTTTAAAATCAAGAAATACACCAATTAACACAACCAACCGTGCAAAATGTCTTTGGGATGAATATATTCAAGACCCATATAAAAGCATGACTTATGGATTAAAAAATCATAAAGAAAATTTGTTTGTCGTTGACTATGACAGGCTCGTCAATAAACCGGAAAAAACCTTGATGGAAATCTACAAGTTCTTAGAAATTGAGCCATATAAAAATCATTCATTTGATAATATTGAAAACCATTGTGCAGAAGAGAAAGATGCCGCTTGGGGTCTTGAAAATTTACATAATATAAGACCAAAGTTAGAAAAAGTGAGCAGAAATCCTAGAGAAATCTTAGGATCGTTCCTTGTTGATTATTATAACAAATTTAATTTGGTGTTTTGATGGATATTCTCAATGAGACTTTAATTCCGAAATACGACCTTGAAATTGATAAAGCTTACATCATAACGATCAAGGGGCATGAACTATCTGAGAGGCTTGCCGCACGATGTCTGGCATCCTGTAATAAGGTTGGCCAACCAGCAGAAATCTACGATGCTTTTGATGGAACAGATGAAAGCGTGAATGGCATTAAAGTGCCGGAACAATGTCGTGATGCCACATGGCTCAAGTGGCTAAGAGTTGTAAATCACGAATTAACCAAACCGGAAATATGTTGTGTATTAAGTCATTTTTCGCTTTGGTGCAAATGCATCGAGCAAAATAAACCCATCATTATTCTCGAACATGATGCTGTAATGTTAAAACCATTTTTTGAACATCCGGCAGTAAATGCAATTATCTATTTAGGATGTCAGGAGCAAGTAAGAAACAACTATTGGAGCATGATTCCTCCTCATGCCCAACTTAATCCAGACTATAGACATTTGTTGCGGACTCACGCTTATAGCATAGACCCTTTCATGGCTAAAAATCTTGTAAGCATGATCATAGAAAAAGGCATATTCACATCAGCAGATGTTCAAATCAGTTTAAATAAATTCGCCATGTTGTCATTTGGCATCTTTGCAATGGACATTCCTGACAAAACAACAATACCAGAGAAGAGTAAAATAAAATGAACCTTCATTACACATATTCGATTGATGTGGATTATGCTTACATCAATTATTTACCAAATAATGCCAAATCTGTTGAGTATAAAGATCACTGCGTCAGAAGCTGTGAAGATGTCGGAATGAAGTATAAATTATGGCCAGCATTTGATGGCACTGGTGAGGAAATCAAAACGCCAGAACATTTGATTGATCGTAGTTGGTTGAAATGGATTAAATGCTCTAATCCAACATTAGACAAATCTGAAATAGCAAATTTTTTGACACATGTGAGTTTATGGGCAGAGTGTGCCGAACTTGATAAGCCAATAGTAATTTTGGAACATGACGCAATTATGTTGCAAGCTGTCACGCAACATCCAGCAGTAAACATAATCGTATATCTTGGATCACATGAACAAGTGGAAAATAATTTTCAATCTTCTCCAATTGCGATGATGTTGCAATGGCAAGGATTTCGTTGTTTGGGAAGATCACACGCTTATAGTATTGATCCATTCATAGCAAGAAGATTGTTGTCAAGTGTGCTTGTGAACGGGATCAACAAAAGCATTGATGTATACATGAGAGCAGACATTTTTACTCAAATTCAAAACGGTATTTACGCATATGACCAAAAATGTGAATCTGTGATTAAAAGAAACAAATCAACAGAAGACATTAGAATTTGCAACAAAATCCTTTAAATTTTAGATATTACAACTGTGCTGTTTCCATATTCTGTAACAGCGATTAAACCGAATTTTACATCTATTCCGTGTGGAAAACTGTATTGCCCGATTTTTTCAATAAAATGCAACTTGCTATCAAATTTAAATTTCCAAACACTTCCATTAGTTTCTACTTCTTCAACAGTAACAAAAATATCATTGTTTACAATTTTAATTGAATCTGCATGTGTGTTTTTAAATTCAATCCTGTCAATAATTTTTGAATTTTTTGTTATATCATAGACTTCGAGTGCTGTGTCATAAATTCTTTTTTGGTTTTCATTTGGTGCGCTACTACAAGTCAAAACGACCATTCTGCTGTCATCCAAAAATCCTAAATCCTTACATAACCAATTGTGTATCAAGTGAAAATATGGTTTTGATACACTATCCTTAAAACCATATATTCCTTTGTTAGGATTTGAACAACCAGATACGGCTGCAAAAATTTTATCATGCGAATAAATTTTGACACCATGACATATCCCCAATTCAATATTTGGAAAAGAATTCAAAAATTTTATCTTGTTGTTTTTTACTTCATAGCATGAAAGAGGATGGTTGCTAAAATTGCTTGCGATTACCTTGTAACCATCCAAAGTCTTAAATGAATCAAGAAGTTCTGTTTGAGTCGGCTTATTATTTGATAGAGTACTTTGTTTATCTAAAATTTCATATTTTTCATCATCAAATTTCACCAAATAAATTTCACGCATCCAATAAGAAGAGCAAACCAATAAATCCGGCTCCAACAAAGTCACACCTGTCATTGAACTTGGTCGTAGCTTTTCTGCGTACCACAATTTTTTTTGATTGTATGGATTATCATTTAAGGGAAATTGTATTATCATAAATCTTCTTTCCTGAATAAAAAGTATTCTTTTAAGCAATCATGCATTTCATGTTTTTCAGAGTTCCATTCAAAAACGCCGTCGCATATTTTGATGTCAGTATCGGGATCAAAATCGAAATAATTATAAATTTTTGTTCGTGCTACATAATTTCTAGAATTAAGTGATCCATGATACAAATGTCCAATTTGGACTGGCACATACCCCAGCAACGGTTTTTTATTTCTAAATTTTTTACAATATTTCATGACATCACAAATCATCCTTGGACTGTATCTTTTAGCAAAATCATGAATAAAAAAACCATCAAGTAGACAATCGGCTAATATGGTATCCCCACCACCAACAATGCTTCTGTCATACAAGCCAATGTCTTGTAAAAATTCACGCCGAAATGCCCAACCGAAACCGGGATGCGCCCAAGGCAGTTCATTTTTTTTTCTCTTCCACAACCAATTTGTATTTGTTGTTGCTTGAAAGGCAATACCGGGATGATGATCCTCTACTACCTTGCCATCCCAACTATTTTCACCTTTGGCCAAATGACCTATCTTTTGAAAAATTTGGGCGACATCATATTTTTCCAAAACATCAACTGCTTTTTTATGCCAATCATCGCAGCTAAAAAGCACATCGCAATCGATGAAAGCCACATAGTCACAATCATCCGGCAAAAAATTCATTCCATAATTAAGAAGTCTTTCTTTTTGCCACATAATGCTTTGGCTTCGGACTCTAACTTCTGAGTTGGGTATTTGATAATCTTGATCGCCAAAAGCACATTCAACCGTGAGCAATGGCACACCTTGATGACTTAATTGTTTTGAGAAAATAAAATAATTCTGCAATAGACTCTTGAAACCACAAGGATTAAAAAAACAAGTAATTACATGAAATTTTGCCATAATTTAAACCATGCTTACGAATTCTTCGTGTTTATAATTAGGAAATGATTCCACATAAGTAATGACCACATCAACATCAGCTTCAAGACAATCTTTAACTTCTTTTTTAAGAGCCTCTTCATCAACTTTAGGAGCAACAATCTGCAACTCAACATTCGTATAAGACCATTGAATGCATTTGAACTTCTCTATTCCGTATTTTTCATGAAAAGTTCTAGAACCAATCAATGGCCATTTTTTGCTACCGTCAGGCATGGAAAACATATTTCTCACCCTGCCGTGAATCTTTGTGATTGTCTGCAATTTTCTTCCACATGTGCAAGTGCCTAACTCAACATGATCTCCATGCTTATATCTTTTTATATATGGATTGGTAATGGTGGTAATGACGATGCCTCCATCATGGTCAACCTCAACAATTTGATTTTCCATGACATGAAAATTTTCTTTATTATCAGGACATTGTATGGCAATTGTGCCACATTCTTCGGAGGAATACATAGTACCACCGAGTTCGCCAGTTCCCTTGATGTCCAAAAGATTTGTTAATTTAGATAAATCAAGTGTTTTTACGATAGATGGCAAACAATGAATATAATGTGGATTAACGCTTTCAATCCATTGTTGTAGTTCTTTTGATGGTCTGTAACCAGTCATAAAGATTTTGCCTTGATTGGGGAAAATTTCTCTTGGCAATCCCCAAGAAATAGTCTGCTTTGTAGGAATAGCACCTTTAATTACTGCTTGGTTTTTGCTCACATCCCACTTGCGCCATAAAATTTCTCTCATGTTTGTTGACAGGTGCCAAACATAATCCATTGGTGTTTTCTCAACTGAAACAGGTTCGCCAGTTGAGCCAGAACTTCTAGAACAGTATATTCCTTTATTTTGTTTTATATTTCTAAGGTCTTTTCTGGTCATGATTGGAATATCCTTGACCAGATCAAAATTTGGTTCAAAAGTCCATTGAGACTTTTCAAAAAAATTAAGGAGCTTTTTTATTTCATCAACGATTTGCATGATCAAAATTCCAAACAAAAAAATTGTAACTTTCTTTTTCTAAAATGACTGACGGCACGATATGGAAATCGCTAAATTTGGGAAAGTAATCAGCAATAATCATTTTGGGCAATTTTCTTTTAAAACTTCTAACAATAAGTTTTTTTGTATATTTTCTTGCCATTTCAAGTACAGAATCCGTAAGTTCATTGGAAAAATTAAATACACCATCGCCAATCATATTGTCAAAAAACTGATTATTATCACGCCAATCCTGAATAATTACATTTGATCCATCGAACCACGGATCAATGTCCATTTGATGCGTTGAAATCGGCAACAGAGCATGGGTGCATCCGAGGACCAAAACAGTTCCACCGACAAGGAAATGCTTGAAATATTCGACATCTTCCTCGCTGGGAGAATAAGGCGGTTTAAGGCACACTTTCCAATAATCTTTGCCTAAATTTTCCATACTTTAGATAAGCGATGAAATGGTAAAAAAAGTAATATATAATTTTATGAGGAGAAATTATGAACGATCTTAACAATGTTTTGCAAAATCTCAACACAAATTATGCAAATATTATTGCAAACATTTCATTCCCGTTTTATTTTAGCGATGAACTTTGTGGTGAAGGTGGTTTTGCATTCAATTATATTTGCGACGGTGGCCAAGACATATTTGACACAGGTAATTTCCTTAATACAGATTTAACGCAACTCTACGACAATATTAAAGAAGATAATGTTGATGGCACATTAGCAATTCCTTATACTCACACCCAAGCTGCCGAAGAAGGGGATGGTAATTATACCAATCCTCCCATGAACGGTTTAGTGGAAGATGGCACCGATTACTTTGGAACAGGATCAAAGTATTTCACAAATATGTATCCAGACTTGTTTGTCATGGGTGCGACCGGAATTAGTATTTCAGAATTTTCAGTTTGTGGAGAAATTGGTGCAGATGGAGGTGGTGAAGTCGAAGCATTAAGCTTCCAATTGACGAGAAACGGCACTTGGACGGTTTTTTACAAAGGAGTTTATAATAGCAACGACCCTTCCTATCATCACTTCATTTTTGTTCCCGGCAACGGCGAAGGGATTACGCATCTTTACGATACAAGCACCGAATATGACGATGATTGCCTGCAAGGTCTTGATGGTATAAAAGAAATTTATTTCATATCCCTTTGCAAGGGGGATGGAAGTGATAGCCCTTATATGTCAGAATCTGAAAGAATTGCAGTTGCACAAAGTTTCTTGGATGCCATTTATTCAGCTCAAATAAAATATCCTTTGCCGGAAATTAAATTTAGAGTGAAAACATATGACCCGGCGACATTTGTCAGTACCTTGCCTCCTGATAGCAATGTTGACAATTTGATCAATCAACTTTTGAATCAAACCGTATGGATTCCCGGTTGGCCATATCCTTTGAAACACGACGATGAATTTACTTTGTATGGCAAAGCTGCAATTGATTTAAAAAATAAATTACCGCAGTTAAATTCCGGCGGATCAGTCTTGGAGATCGTTACAGAACCACAAGGAATTTTCATTCTTATCAATGATAACTTTGTAGATTATGTCGTTAACCCCGGCTCATCTTCCAGCCATGAGGCGAATAACTTAATCATTTACATGAACTCTGTTGGAATCACTCATTCAACATTTGAAGATATTTCAGCAGCTTCATGGAAATCAGTTTCAAGACTTGCAAAATTCATTTTGATACCAGAGCTTGAGGGAGACGATTTATTGCCAAGTCTTTCATCTTCAGCAAGACTGGCCATTCATGATTATGTTCACGATGGCGGCAATCTTGTCATGTTCTGCCCCGGTAATGGCGATGTAATAAATGTTCTGAATGATATTTTTAATTTTAATATGAGTGAAGGAGATGTTAACGAACCCATCACTTTAACATCAATAGGTTCTGCTTTATATACTGGCTTATCATCAACCTTACCAAGTAATTCTGATACGGATAGCATTGATACATCTACATTGCCCATAAACTCTAAAACACTATATTCAGGTGATAGTGCAAACGAATCAGTAAGTGTTCAAATTTCTTTTGGAGAAGGCAAGATTTATGTGCTTGGATGGGATTGGTATGGTGCCGCTCCTCAAGGTGGCGAAGATGGCGGGTGGAACGATCTATTACAAGCAATTTTAACACAGTAAAGGAAATAAATGTACAATATTGAGGTTCCCAGCGATAAAATGAGGTTGTTTGACTCTGCTATGAATAAGGCGAATATCGTTTATCGCTTTTCTGGCAGAAACCCTGACAAAACAGTTACGATTGTAACTGTTAAAAAAGAAGATGAGATGGTTAAAGGAAACGATATAGTCAAAAAAATTGCGGCAAAAGCGGAATTAAGGAAAAATTTAAAGAAATCTGATGAAACCAAAGATTAAAAATATGAACGACTTACCCGTATACACCTTTCGAGTGAATACGGTTGATGAAGTAGCTTTGGCCAGCCAAACTTTGCCAAATTCTTTTGAAAATATTGTTATGCAGCTTAAAAGTGCCGAAGTTTTAATCCCTTATTGGAATAAGCCTCTTCGTCATGGTGATACATTTACTTTGTCAGGGACAAAAGCAATTGCTTGTTATGAAACATATATCGG